GCCTCTCTCCCTCACCTATCAAAGTGTCGCAATGAATTTCACACTTTTGAACTTGGACAGTGACTGATCCCTTTTCTCCTGATTGTACGTTGGGTTCAGTCCAGGAATGAGTTTAGACTTCCTGAGCAAAGCGTTCTGTTTATCTTTCGCGTACATAGCAAAACGTTTCAAATGAGGGTCGCCCGCGCTAACGAACCTACAGAACTCTTCAAATAAGGGATGATCAACACAATTTTCGAGAATCATAAAAGCCCGGATTGCTTCCATGTCCTTATTCCATGTTTTCGGCGAATGGAATCTTTCTGGATAAACTAACGATTTTAGTGCCCGGATGGTTGGGTACACAGCGCGTACTTCTCCAGTCTCTGTTAAATAGCCACGTTGGAACAAGCGTTGCAGTGATACTACCCAGTCTTTCTCATTGGTAGTCTTCTCAGCTTTAATTACTTGTCCCGCTTGCTTACCAATAGCCTCCAATTGACTAGCGAAACTAGGATCATAGGGATCTGTCCACCATGCCATATCGTCACCTATTGCATAGAGTCCTTGAACAAGTTGAGTTTTTGTGCTTAGCTGCATTCTTACATAATTAGCAAGAATTAGGTCGAACACTGTCTCAACGAAATTAGTCCAATTTGAGCCTGATGAAACTCCATGATTACCCGTAAGCATAGCATTCGGTCCTATTAATAAAGGAATAGAATGCATATAAATGAGAGATTCTTTTAATGCGTCTCGATACTCTGGTTGAAAGCACTTCTCCAGAACACGATACACTTGCATCGTTGTATCCAGCTGAAAGTGCGCATCGGTGCTTGAAAAATCAGAAGCGGCAATAGATTTAAACCGCATACGATAATTACGCGTGATTATTCCTCTTACACCTTCAAATCCTCTCCATGGTTCAAAGAACAAGCCATACACATTATCTCCTGGATCACGCATTAAGATTTGCTGTAATGGCTGGAAGAAGGAGCCTTCCACAAGGTTCGCACTCATTGGAAACATCCAAACCAATCGAGTCTTGCGATTATAGTTCCTGAACAAAGCTATGGCAGGATACGTTTTCCATAGCCCATCCTCAGCCGCCTTGATCGACTGTTCAATGACTTCAGGTTTATTTCTTCGGGTGAATAGTGGCCAACCTGAATTGCTCTCGAGTGTATCGCGAGCGCGCATGTCATCGACTACGCTTCTAAGGGGTGCTGGTCTGAGATTCTTGCAGCCAAGATAATGTAACTGATGATACGTCATGTCAACTGCTTCCTTCCAGTCCGGAGTGTCGAATAGCGTTAGTTCTTCCTTCCTACCGGAGAAGGTAGGGTATACTATGTCTTCTAGAAGATCCGAAATTGGTTCAACGCCTCCTTGAGGACCCCACTTCTCAAGCTGATGAGAATCAAAATGGAATACATTTCTTTCGAAGGAATCACCACTTTTCAATGAAGATAAGTGCTGAATCCATCGCTTTAGGATCTCATCAGGCTCTAGTACCTCAACATGCTTGTTGTTGTACAAGAATGATCTTGGAGTAGCTTTCTTACCTTCGGAAAGACCGCGTAGGTAGTTAGCTAATCCGGTGTTGTTAGATATCACTTCTAACTGGTTGCTGTCTAGCTTGGTTTCTTTCATAATGAAACCTCCTTTCTTAAATAAAATGTTTGAATAAGTTTTTCTGTAAATTTATTTATTTTAAGAATTT